ATGAAGCGATCAAGGACATTCACGTTCCAAGCCTTGGCACCACTGTTGAGGGTTTCCAGGGCATGAAGCCTTCACACCCCACAACACAAAATCCTTCGTCACGTGCCCCGCATTTGCCGATTACGGCGAGTAATAAGGGCATCAAAAACGATAAGCAACTCAAGAAAAATATTCGTAACCTGGAAAAAGAGTTGGCCGCCGGTCACGGCGATAAGGTAATCCACAGGGATCAAAAGGTTATGCGTAAGTTTTTCAAGGACATTAACAAGGTTAGTCCTACGGATAACGTCAAGAATCTTCGCAAGGAATTTTGGTCCCTCACCCCGGCACAGTTCGCGTTTCTGTGGAATTACACCAACTTTGCGGACACTGCCAGCATGGATTATGAAATTGCCAAGGATCACATGCACGATCCTAAGGGTTTGGCGGAGAAAAGCGATTCGTTTAACACCCAAATTAACCATATGCAGAACCTCGTTAACGATGTGAAGCGTATGAAATTTTAAAGGAAACCATCATTGAATATCTTTAGCCACATTAAAGAATGGTTTAGACGTTGGGGAGACAAAAGCGGACAGTATGGGTGGGGGATTTTGAAACCACTACCAAAGCTGATGATTGTCGCGTGTGGGCGTGGGGACTCGCCAACGTGGAAACCGCGCAAACCTCCTGGGACGTGGAAATGGGCACGGACATAGACAGCTTTATCGCCCGTGTGTCCCGTATGCCCAGTGTCGTCTACTTCCATAACCTCGCGTTTGACGGCATTTTCATTATTGACTACCTGTTCCGCCACGGTTTTGAGCACCTGGAATCCACCAGTCAGAGTGGACCGCGTAAAATGGAATTCACCACCCTCATATCGAACATGGGCGCGTTTTATTCCATGACGGTTCACTGGCCGTCCGGTCACCGGACCGAATTCCGCGACTCCTACAAAAAACTGCCGTTCAAAGCAGAGGTAGTAGCAAAGGCGTTTAACCTTGACGTGGTCAAAGGCACCCTGGACTACCACGCGGAACGGCCCGTAGGGCACCGGCTGACCTGGCAGGAAAAAGACTATCTCGCCAATGACGTGTTGATTATTGCCAAGGCGTTGCGGGTGCAGTTTGACGCGGGCATGAAAAAACTGACGGTCGGTTCCGACGCGCTCACAGAATTCAAGAAAACCATAGGAGATAAGTTGTTTGACCGGTATTTCCCTATCATGTCGGACACAATGGACGCCGAAATCCGTAAAGCCTACCGGGGCGGCTTCACCTACGCCGATTCACGCTACACAGGAAAGGTAGTAGGGGCGGGGCGGACCTATGATGTGAACAGCCTGTACCCGTCCGTGATGTATAACGAATACCTGCCCTACGGGATGCCCATCTTTGTGGAGGGTTTGCCGGAGGCAACACCGGACCGCCCCCTGTTCATCGTCTCAGTGACGTTCACCGCGAAGTTGAAGAAAAACCATATCCCCTGCATTCAGGTCAAAGGCTCGTCACGGTTCCTCGCAACCGAGTACCAAACGCACATCAAAGAGCCGGTTACGATTTCCTGCACCAACATTGATCTCGCGTTGTGGGAGGAACACTACGACCTGGACATACTGTCCTATAACGGTGGCTGGCTGTTTTTCGCCCAAAAGGGCGTGTTCAAGGATTACATTGATAAGTGGAACAAAGTAAAAGCGGAATCCACGGGCGGGCAACGCACATTAGCAAAATTATTGCTTAACAGCCTCTACGGCAAATTCGCCACAAACCCGGACATCACAGGTAAAGTGCCCGTGCTCGAGGATAACGTGGTCAAGCTGGTACAGGGCGCACCTGAGACCCGTGACCCCGTCTACACGGCAATGGGGGTTTTCATCACGGCCTACGCCCGTAATAAGACAATCAGGGCGGCACAGGAGAATTACGACACGTTCGCCTACGCCGACACCGATTCGTTGCACCTGCTCCGCGATGATGATCCTGAGGGTTTGTGGGTGGACCCGAAAGCGTTGGGGGCGTGGAAGTTCGAATACGCGTTTGACCGCGCCCTGTTCATCCGGGCCAAGTCCTACATTGAACACCTGTCCGTTCATGACCAACACAAACCAGACGACTGCCCCCACGACGAACACGTGCCAGGGTGTGCGTACGAAACACACGTAGCAGGACTCCCCGTGTCGATTGGCGAAAAGCTCACCATTGAAGATTTCATCAGTGGCAGGACATTCGCCGGAAAACTCAACCCCAAACGTGTACCGGGCGGCGTTGTTTTGCAGGACGTTGGTTTTACACTGCCAAAGTTCTAGGCCGGACCCCGGCAGGGGATTAGCACGGCTGGTGTGATGAAAGCAGTTTGCTTTTGCACTCGCCAGTGATTAAGGTAAATACATACGCGGAACACCCCGCACTAACAAATGAAAGTGAGCGCCACAATGACTGCACAGCCCGAAACCCCCAAGGTTAAGACCCAGGTTTCCGCCACCCTCACCCCCGAGCTTTTCGCCCGCCTGGAGGATTACCGCTGGGAAAACCGCATCAATAAGACCTCCGAAATTGTTGCCCTGGCCGTTGAGAAGTTCCTCAACGAATCCGCCTAAACAGAATTGGTGTTTAGCAGACACCGGACACCGTGATCTTTAAATGTTGTTCTGAATGCCGCCAGCGGGATTGCTGCCATTGAATTGGACCCGTGGTAGGGTAGCTTTAGCAAGTCACATTCAGACTGCATAAAGGTCCGAAACAGAAAAGCCCCGGTCCTTTTAGGATCGGGGCTTTTCGCATATTAAAGAAAGCTGGGATAATGGATTTCGCTGAACTACTCGCACAGCTACAGAATCCGGGGGATGAAGGTCTTTCCCCCACGATTTACGATGACCTTTCCGCCGCGTACACTAACGACACGTCCACCAGGGATGCGAAGATTGAGGTTCAGGGTGCGGACCTCGCGGCGGCACAGGCCGAAATCCTTGCATTGAAGGCCATGAATTATGATCTTTTGATGGCGGCTGGAATTGATAACTCGCCTGAATCAGGAGAGAATGAAAGCGAATCCGAGTCGGAAGATGAATCCGATGATGAAATCGGGGACGATGATGACTTTTTCGAGAAGAAGGATGATTAATTAACATGGCCCTTGAAACCGGCGTACTTAAGCCCACCCCTAACGAAATCACCCTTGACCGTTTGCGGCGCGGGAATTCCCCTGATTATCAGGCCCGCATCCCTGAGGCGACTAAGGCCGGTGTTCAGGCCACCATGAAGGCCCTGATGAATTACCGCCCGGCGCGGAACGAATTCATCGATGCACTGGTGAACCGTATCGGCCTGACCTATGCACAGAACGTGTCATGGTCCAACCCGCTGTCCGAGTTCAAGCGGGGAATGCTGAGTTTTGGTGACACCATCGAAGAAATTCAGATGGGCCTCATTAAGGCGAAGACCTACGACTTTGACCGGGAATCGACGGAACGGAACCTTTTCGGGACGCACCCTGCGGAAGTTCAGACGAACTTCCACACGATCAACCGCCAGGATAAGTACATCATCACGATTGACAACCCCGCGCTGAACCGTGCGTTTCTGGAAGAAAACGGGCTTACCACGTTCATTGCCCAGACGATGGACTCCATTACCACGTCTGACCAATGGGACGAATTCCTTCTGACCTGCCAGCTTTTCAGCGAGTACGAAACCAACAACGGTTTCCACAAGGTTCAGGTACCGGACGTTTCCGCACCTACCAGCGGTGAAGCAGAAGCAAAGGGTCTGTTGCGGAAGATTCGCGCCGTAGCCGATAACCTGACGTTCATCAGCACCAAGTACAACCCAGCCGGAATGCCCATGGCGGCGCGTAAGGACGACCTGCTGTTGTTTGTGTCCCCGGAAGTGAACGCTGCCATTGATGTGGAAGCACTCGCCGCCGCGTTCAACGTGTCCCTTGCACAGGCGCACGGCCGGATTATCCCCATTCCCGAGGATCAATTCAAAATCAAGGGTACTCAGGCTATCCTGACAACCCGCGATTTCTTTGTGATCGCTGACACGCTCTTTGAAACTACGCAGCTTTGGAACCCTGACTCGTTACAGAACAACCAGTGGCTTCACCACCACGAAATCGTGTCGGCATCACGGTTTGTCCCGGCTGTGCTGTTCACGTCTGAAACGGTGGATGAAATCGTGCTCACCCCGAACCCGGTTGTCAGTGTGGGTAACGTGACCGCTGTTGATAAGGACGGCGCAACCGTAACTGATGTGGAGCGGGGTGAGGTTTACCAGCTTTCCGCTGACGTGGTCACCGAAAAGGAAGACGGCACGTCTGAGGCGGTCAGGTGGTCCCTGGACGGCAACGTCTCGCTGCTCACGTACATCAGCGATACCGGTGTGCTCCATGTTGGTGGAGCGGAAGACGCAACGAGCCTTACCGTCCGCGCTACTACCGTGTGGATTGACCCGGAAGGTGTGGAAACTGCCAAGACTTCCACCGGTACGCTCACGGTCTCCGGTGACAAGCTGGTGCTGTGGCCCCGCACCGAAACCGCTGACGGCGACCCGGCATAACAAATAAGTCAGATTACATGTACTATGTTGTCTAGTGCATGTGGCGCACGGTGCAAAACCCCCGGTAATATGCCGGGGGTTTTGTGCGTCCCGCACACGGCATTAGCACGGCACGTGTCATGAAAGTAGTAAGCTTTGCACATGCCTTTTACACAACTAGTTATTCCTAACCCCAATATCGCCTGCCAACCCGGCTGGTGTTTACAGTATGTGAGGCAAACCTTCGGTGCCCCTGTTGTGGAACCCACCGCTACGGCTGGATGGGAAAACGCGCAATACCGGCATGAGGACTGGAATTTCCCTGTAGGGTGTTGGGTGCCGGTGTGGTTTTCCTTGAAGAATGAGCCAGCGGGACATGTGGCTTTGCTCGCCCCTGACGGCACCGTGTATTCCACATCGGACGATTCCACGATCCCCCATCATCACCCGAGCATGGCGGATTTGATCGCATATTATTGGCGGAACCCGCTAACATATCTTGGGTGGTCGGAAGATATTTCCGGGGTTAGGGTAGTAGAAAACTTTTCACTTGAAACAGAAAGCGTGGATGAAATGGTAGACGTTGGGGCGATTGCCGCCGAAACCGCTAAACAAATCATGAATTACAACCTGGACCGTGAAGGAAGTAACCTGGGCGGGCAGTTGAATTTGGCGGCTTTCCTGAAATGGTCGGATGCCAACAATGAGGCATTGCACCGCGAGAACGCGCAGTTGCGGGAAATTGTTTCCCAGCTTGCGGTGAAGCAGGGTGTGACGATTGATTATGACGAGATCGCCCGTAAGGTAAACGACGATTTGGCGAAAAGGATTTCTAAGTGACTTCCGCTATTCAGCAGTTACCGGAACCCAAAAACTGGGGACTTGGGTTTAATTATTCGGTGTGGACTCAGGGCACAGCCGTAACCCTGTGTTCCGTTCCCTGGACGAGTGACTACCGCGATATTGTCCGGTTTGATAGCCCTGTCGCGTTGGATGATTATTTGAAAACATCATCCGGCGCAACCATTGAAATCACGAAACTGTCTTACGCGAAATTCGGGCAACCCATCCGGCTGGACACCCCTTTTCACACGGTCCAGAACTATAATTACCTCCGCGTGTGGAATCCTGCACAGCCGATTCCGGGGGATACGGGCAGGGCGTTCTACTACTTCATTACCGATGTTGTGTATGTTGCCCCGAACACGACACAGATTATGGTGCAGTTGGACGTGTGGCAGACCTTTGGTTATGGCATCACGTTTGGGAACTGCTATATCCAGCAAGGGCATATTGGGATTGCCAACGCGAATGCGTTTGCGGACTATGGCCGTGAGTATTTGTCGGTGCCTGAGGGTTTGGACGTGGGCGGCGAGTACCGGATGAAACAGCAGTGGGGGCGGGAAATCGCCACCGCACGCGACCTCTCCGCACCAGGAGAAGCAACACCCACCACCTACTATGACATCATGGTCGTGACCAACGTGTCCTTTGAGTCCGCAGATTTTGGGGACGTGGATCATCCCAAGTTTGAGTCCGCGCGCGGCTCGAATATGGAGAACCTTCCCAACGGTTCCGAGGTGTGGATTTTCAATGAGATCCAGTGGGGGCGGTTTCTGTCCGAATTCGCTGACAAGCCGTGGGTGACACAGGGCATCATTAGCATTACGGCTGTCCCGCCGATGGGGGATTACAACATTCCCGGTGCGCCGGTGAACATTGGCGAGACCGTGACCGCTACTCGTGTTGGCCCCGGATCACTGACAAAGGTTACGGCACCGCTCGCGGTGAATTGGCGGGACGCGGTCACCCTGCCGGCACGGTATCAGCATCTGAAAAAGTTCTGGACCTACCCTTACATGGTGCTGGAGCTCACGTGTTATAACGGTGCCCCGTTGATGTTGAAACCTGAGTCATGGGCTGACCCCAACATGAGTGTTATTGAGGTACCTCATTTCGCGCCACCCTCCCCCCGTCTGATGTTTTACCCGTACCGGTACAACGCGGGCGACGTGGCCGCCACCAGCGACAAAAACGGTGTGTTAAACGATGGCGGGGAATTCCTCGACACGGCCACAGGTATTTTCAACTTCCCCCAGTTCAGCATCCTGAACAACGGGTATCTGTCCTACATGGCTTCACAGGCCAACAGCATCGCCTACCAACATTCAAGTGCGGACTGGGGACAGCAGAAAGCACAGACCGGCGCGACCCTGGCTTACAACCAATCCGGCAGTAGCATCAACACGTCCAAGGAAACCAACCGTATCGGGATCGACGCCTCCCAGCGGCAAGCCGCCCTGTCCAATCAGACAGCAGCGTTCAATGCGGTCAAGAATGGTTTGAACAACCCTAACCCTGTGGGTATTGGGAATACGATTGCGGATTTCGCTATCGGCACGAACCAGACGAGTATGTCCAACAGCATCAGCACGAGCGCGTCACAGGCGGCGAACCGTGCCGATACCGCGAACTCCCAGTATGCGCGGGATACCAACCTGGATTACGCAAATTTCGCCAACCAGGGCGATTATGAGAACGCGATTGCTGGTATTCAGGCGAAGATTCAGGACGCACGGCTTATCCAGCCCACCACGTCAGGGCAGATGGGTGGCGATGCTTTCAACCTCGCAAACTACAAATGGGGTTATGACATTAAGCTGAAAATGCTGTCCGGTGCAGCGTTGGCGCAGGTGGGGGAATTCTGGCTTCGCTACGGTTACGCGATTAACCGTTTCGGGCGTATGCCAGCATCGTTTATGGTGATGGAAAAATTCACGTATTGGAAGCTGAAGGAAACGTATATCACTGAGGCGCATTGCCCGGAGGCGTTTAAGCAGGTTATTAGGGGTATCTTTGAAAAGGGTGTTACGGTGTGGAGAAACCCTAGTGATATTGGAAATGTGGACATAGCGGATAACGCACCACTGGCAGGAGTTAGTTATTAACATGAGTAACACGTTGAATAAGGTTCATGCCCTACAGAACGGCTTTCATGTATTTGCCGGGCTAATGAGCGGCGGTGCTAACCGTGGCGCGTAAAAATTCATCGCGGTACCTGGAGTATGACCAGGACTATGCACCCCATGCGAGGGGTTTCAAAAACAACCCGCAGCAGAATACTAAGCGTCTTATTTTGAACATGTATAAGCGCCACTTGACCGAGTTGGCGATGAACCGGTTTAAGTGGGACGGTTTGCCGAAGGAAATTGATTCACGCTTTATGGAGCTTGAATTGTTCCGCCACGCCCTTGTGACCTTTTATGAGGAAACCGACGCGGAATTTATCCGCAACTTCGGACGCAGGTTTTTCGCTACCGCAGCATCGCCTATGGGCGGTCTGAACGTCTATGAGAACCCGATTAAGTTCCGGACGTATGGGACGCATTATCAGGCTAAGACGTTGGCGGCGAATGCGTGTGTGCCGATTTGGGCGAACATGCTCAGAACCCCTGACGCTGATATTGTCCAGGTGTATGCGGAACAGTTGACGGAATTGACGATTACGATTCAGGCCAACTCCAAGCTGTTGCGGAAACAGAAATACATTTACGCGAACGAAAACACCCGTCTTTCAATGGTCAACATGCAGCGCCAAAGCGATGAAGGCGTGGAAGTCATTTACGGGCAAGAGGGCGCGATGGACCCATCTAACATTCAGGTGTTGGATTTGGGCGGTGATCCTGTTGGCGTGTTGAATTTGATGATTGCCAAGTCAAAGCTTTGGAATGAGTGTATGACAATGCTGGGCATTAATAACGCGAATCAGGACAAAAAAGAGCGCCTAGTCGCTGACGAGGTAGCGGCCAATGATGACCAAGTGTTTGCTACCCGTGGAATTGCTTTGAACGCACGGCAGTATGCGTGTGAGCAGATTAACGCGAAATACAAAGACGCGGACGGTAGCCCTCTGAATGTCACTGTTGAATTCAACACGGATTCAGAGGCACAGGGAAGCCTTGACAACAGTATTACGGCCATGCCGGGACTAACAGAAATGGGGGCGCGGTAATGGGAACTACCACCCTTACCCTGAAAAGGGTTATTGATTTCCAGGGCGAAGATAACATTGGTTTGTCGAATTACCCGATTTTTGATGAAGCCTACCGGGACACCTTGAACCGGAAGATTATTCGGCATTATTGGAACCGTGAAATTGGGCATGAAACGATTTCGTTGTTCACGTATGCGATGGAAACCAAGATGGGCGAAATTATGCCTCTCTGGAATCAGCACTATGTGTTGTCGCTGTTGGAAGTGGACCCGCTCTCCACCATCAGCATGAGGTCCCTGACGGATATGGACTCAACAGCCCAGAACAGGGGCACCAGTGAATCAGATTCTGACAGTGGCGCTAAATCCCGTGCCGTCGCATCGGAGACCCCACAGACGCAGTTGACGGAGAATCAGGACTACGCGACCGCGATCCAAGATAACGTGTCGGACACCACAGCAAAGTCCAAGGCTGTGGAGGATTCCACCAACACCCAAAAAGGCACCAATGACAACCACGTCACCGGATACCAGGGGCACGCGCCCGGTTTGATCCTGGCGGCGCGTCAGGCGTTGGTGAATGTTGACATGTTGGTCATAGATGATTTGAAGGAATTGTTTATGCTGGTGTGGAACAACGACGACGAATACACCCGCAACTCTTACCCCTACTTCGGAGGATACCGCTATGGCCTTTACTAACGTCTCGCCCTATCAGGGCGTTATGACACCCATCACCAACATTTCACCACTCACGTACCGGGACGGGGCGACATTCCTTGAATACCTCGAAACCATCAAACAATGGCTGAACGAAACACTGGTGCCTGACACCAACCTGGCGTTGTCGAATGCTGTGGCGGAATTCGATAAAATCCGGGCCGGATGGGACGCACGCTACGACTATCTGATGGAGGATTTGACCGCGCAAATCGCGTTGCTGAATGAGGCGGCGGTGGCGGATTTGGTGGACACCGGAACCGTCCACACCCGCATTATGGCGCTCATTGATGCCGCCATCACTGCCGCGTCTGCCGCTGACCGCGCCTACACGGACACGGCCACGGCACCGCTCGCTGATAACGGGTACATGGTGGCGACGTTCACCGGCAACGGCGCGGAAGGGGAAAAGCTGTCCCTGTTCTACTCCGCTGAAGGTAAAACCGTAACAGGTGGTTCCGGTAACCCCGCCTACACCCCTGCTGATAATCATGGTGTGCGTGACCCTTCCCTGATCCGGTATAACGGGAAATGGTACGTCACCCACACGTCAAACAACGGCATCGACAAAGACTTTCAAATTGCTGTGAGTGACAGTGGCGCACCGGGTACGTGGTCACAGGTTGCCACTATCAGCGGCGCGGGCCTGCCTGATGTGAACAAGATTTGGGCACCCGAATTCGTGGTAGCACCCGATGGCGTGTACATTTTCTTTTCCCGTATCCGACAGTCCAACCAAGCCACCGGTTCCATGTTCTGGATTAAAGCAGGAAACGCGGACCTTACCGCGTGGGGCACCCCACAGGCAATGTCCTGGACCGCTGAACCGACACACTACATTGACGGTGTTCCGGTGCAGCACACGGACGGAAAATGGTACCTGTTCTACTCCAACGGTTCCGACATTGAACGCGCCGTCTCCGACACCCTCACCGGAACCTACACACGGGACAAAGCAGGGAACTGGGCCGGATGGGGAACCGGAATCGAAGGACCGTACCTCACCAAAGACAAAGGCAAGTACAGGATCTACTTTGACCGCTACCAAGCCGGGACCGGTGTGGCATGGTCCGAATCCACCGACCTCACCACATGGACACCAGCACAGAATATTGTGATCGTTCCCGGAACGCTCCGCCCGGGCCAGACAATCCGCCACGGGTCTTTCTACAAACTCCCGGAGCGTGTGGGCGGGGCACAGGCACTGGCGGCTCACCTGCCGGGGGCGCGGGTACGGCATGTGGAACTCACCAGCGTGCCCGGAACCACAGGCGGGAACGGTGCAGTCGTGACCATGAAGGGATGGGCGGTTGATTCCAACGAATCCACCGACGCATCATTTATCGACTACGATCCCGCCACAGGTTTCCTGACGCTGAAAGA